ATAGTAGTCTTCCAACATGTTCTGTATATTAAACTTAAGATTGTATTCACCAGTTGCTTCATCAATATATGGTTGCTTTTTCATCTTATTGATTATTTGCTGCATATAGTTGTCAACTTCATTTGGTGGAATGTTTCCTATATCTATCTTGAATACTCTTCTTTCAGGTGCTCGCATAATTCTATGAATTAACATTGCATCTTCCATAAGAGTTAATTGTTTCCAAGTTTTTCTTGCACCTTCAATCATTGACTTCCCATAAGGTAAAAAGTTAGTATCACCTAATAACCTAAAGTGAGCCATTTCATAGTTTTCAATATATTCTTTTGAACCTTGTGCAAGTCCTGTATAAATATTTCCACCTTGAGTAGGGTCTATTGCAAACCTAACATATTCTGGTCTTGTTGGATCCATAGCCTCTTCACGAATAACAGAATGAGACGATAATGGAATTACATTTGTTATTCCTAGCTTTTCAGTTATTTCTAATTTCAAAAAGAAGTCGCCGTATTTAACTGTGTTTCTTATCCACGGCCACAAATTAAATTCTATGTTAAGTACATCATAAAATAAATTTCTAAGAATTTTTTCTATTTCTTGGTTTGAACTTGTGATTTGTAATACATCACCATATTCATCTTTTGTTGTTGATTCATCTGAATACACGTCTAGTGCTGAAGATATAATAGGGTCGGTATCCATTGCTTCATAATCATTAAACAATTCCATTCTTAATGCAACATATCCGTCTGTGGGATTGTAAACTGAATATGCTGATGTTGGTGAATGTAGTCTATTATATCTATCAACTAATCTGTTTGTCTGTAAATTACCAGAAGACTGCATTCTGTTTGGGTCTATTACCTTTAGTCCTCTATTGCCTCTTCTTAATATTACACTTTGTGAAAATAGTTTATTTAATCGTCCAAAAAACGACTTATCTACTTCTGCCATAACTTATTCCCTTTTATTTTATTAGCCATGATAAATCCTCATCATTTCCTTTAATCTTCATAGACCAATCTTTAGATGATTGACCACCAGTATATATTCCACCTTTGCCTATATACCCTAAGGCAGTTTTATTTAATTCAATACCTTCACTTCTTAACTTAAGTGCAGTATCTCTTACCCATAAACCAATACCAAAAGACATCGTTAAATCATCGTTATATCCTCTTTGAGCTTCTGCTTTATGGCCATTCCATATAAAAGTCATCAACTCATCAAGTAATCTTTTTGACCTAACAATGCATGTCTTTTCTCTAAAATAAATATCAAGTTTTGAGATTAAAAGTGGTCTAGTTTTACTAGATGTTGTGAATCCAGGTGTCATTTGAGATTTATCTTTCAAATCATAACCTTTTGTTAATTGTGTAGTTGCATCAACAACGCCATCTTGCTTATATGTATAATATAAATTTTTATAATCCCTATCAATTGCAGATTGAATTGCAGCCCAACCTACATTTGCATTTTCAATAACTAGTAGTGCATCATTATATTCTGTAGCTACATTTACTAGCATATTACCAAATTCTTTTGTTCCAATATGTCCTTTATATTCTGCAACCTGTTTTACTTCATCTATATCTAATACATGAAATGCTGAAAAGTCAGTTGCGTCTCCTCGAGCTACATCGGCTACAACCATATATGATTTATTGTAATTAGGATATTCCCATATCCAATATTCACCATTTGCACCTCTTGTTTCAACAGGGTCTTGTGCATGTGTTTGTTTATACCACTCTAATAATGAACCATCTATGACACCACGGCCGGAGGTTACAAAATCACAGTCACATTCTTGTGCAGCTAATTTAGGACCTAATAAACTATCCTGTTCATCTCTCCAGTTTTGGTCCCTATCGGGGTGGAGGTTCCAGTGCAATAAAATAGTATTGAATTTGTTTCTACCTTCTTCAGCAGTTACCCATGTTTTATGAAAAAAGTTACCTGTACCGTTTGGAGTTGATAATACTATTGACTTACCACCAGTTGCAAGTGTTTGTTGTGCTGATGCCCATATTTCATCAATCTTATCAATAAATGCAGCTTCATCAATTACCAAAAGAGATAGTGCTTCAGAACGACCTGCATCACCTGCTGCTGACACTGCTTTTATTTGTGAACCATTTCCAAATCTTAAACTTAGTTTATTGTCCTCTATAGTTTTTCCCTTTAGCCAACTAGGTAAATACTGATGCATTACCCTAACTTTTGTTACAAGATTTTTAGCAACTTCCTGTTTTGTTGCTATAACCAATACATTAAAATCAGATTGAAATAACATGCTCCAAAGACTATACCCAGCAGTTAGTGTTGATATTCCTAACTGCCTAGATTTCAATATTATATTGTAATCATGGCCTTTGAATTGTGTAAGACATTTTTCTTGAAAAGGGTATAGATTAAAATTTATCTTTCCCTGTGTTGGATGTTGAATTTGACAATACTTACGCATGAAGTGTACAGGGTCCTGGGCACACCTTTTGTACTCATCACGAATAATGTCTTTTATGGATTTCTGTTGTTTCATATTTACGTATATATTATAAATATAAAATAGACATGAATATAGTTAAGAAAGGGAAGTTATTTTTTCTTTCTTTTTTCAAATGAACGGCCACCAAAGTATGCACCTATTACTGTAATTAAAACTAATTGTAAAAGGTCTGTCCATTTTTCCTCAACTGTAAATTTTATAGCACCTGCATCTATGAATATTAATAACATAGTACATACTACTAAAAATATAAGTACCAATGGTCTAACATTTTTACTTAACCAACTATCACTGTTCATATCAGCTTTCCAACGGTCAGTTATGTTAGCTTCCATTTTTGTTTCATAGTCTGCAATAAGCTCTTTCATTTTTTGCTTTGCAGCTAATTTTTCTTCTTTGCTTGTCGTAAGATTATCAAGTACACCACCAACTGATTCTACCAGTTCTCCGGCCCCACCTGAAAATAATTTTCCTAATCCTAGTCCCATAACAATTTCTCCTTTATTTTTTATATTTAGATATAAGCTTTTCCTTTAACCTAGATTTTTGTTCTGGTGTTAAAGACTTTATTCTTTCAGATACACTTTTATCAACAGTTGCTTCTTTTAGTTTTATCTTAATAATTTCTGGTGGTGCTGGAAATTTCTTTTGCAGCTGGTTTACAATATTGATGTATTCACGGTTATAGACTCCCTTATCACTTGGAGGCAACTGTCTTTGTGAGTGATATACAATACTCATTAATTGTCTTTTGTCGTTTTCCCACCATCTGTTTATAGGTGCAGGTGTTGTACCACCTTTTCCCTTTGCTGCACCCTTAGGCATTTCATTTAATTTGCTTTCACCAAGTTTTATCTTTCCATCTTCAACATCATCCATATAATCTTGCAACTTATTAAGGTCATTTAATATCTTAGTTAGTTTGAATTTTCTATCTAATATTTTATATGTTTTAGGAGAATCTATTTTGAATACTCTGAGACCCTTTCTCATTGATGATACATCACCAGCAAAACTAGCTTCATTTAATTTGCCTTCAAATTTTAGATAAGCATCTACCATACCATCGCCTGCTGCACCTCTATGTTGTAGTATATCTCCTTTTACTGCAAACTTCAAATCCAGTACTATATCTTCACCAGGTACTGTTCTACCTTTACTATCTTTGAAATTACCATTACCTAATGCTGTCCAAGTAAGTTTACCATATTTAATCTTCTTACCTTTTTTCATAGATGCAAGTCTTCTTCTAAGAGCAACTCTAAAATTTCTTGCTCTTTGAGAGTAGTCTTCATTCACTTTGCCTGGTAGTTCTTTGTAGTCTTTTTTACCTTCTTCAATTACAGCTTCAGTATATTTTTCATCAAGGTCAATTGGCTCACTCATTATTGCACTGTTAAATTTTGCCTCGGCTTTCTGTACTTCTTTATGAATCTTAATAAGTTGTTGCTTTAGTTTTTCCTTTAGTGAAGGTTCAGTTTCTGCAACAAATTTCTTTTTGAGCTCCTGTCTACGAAGTTGAACTTTTTGAAGTTCTTCAGTTGCCTT